ATATCGTGAAAAGCTGGAAACCCTGAAGGAGTCATACTTCTCCAGAACTCCAACTACAAAATCTGACGCTCCCCAAACCCTTTCCGAGGGTGTGGATAGTACCCCTGCTCCTGTTGCAGGATCCATGGATGCATATCTCAGAACACTGGGTGCGTTCAAAAGCTGAATTTAACATTCATTCAAACAAAACAAACTATTAGGTAAAGCAAATGTTTCAATCTGAACATCTGCAGGAAAAGTGGAGTCCACTTCTCGACTATGAAGGCCTTGATCCAATCAAGGATTCACACCGTAGAAGCGTAACCGCAGTCCTGCTCGAGAACCAAGAAAAATTCCTCCGTGAGGAAGCAGCATTCAGTCAGGGTATCAACCTGATGGAATCCCCCACTAACTCTGCAGGTAGTAACCCTGCTGGTTTCAGTGGTTCTGCCCCCGCATCCGGCCCTGTTGCTGGTTTCGACCCCGTACTGATCTCCTTGATCAGACGTGCAATGCCTAACCTGGTCGCATATGACCTGGCTGGCGTTCAACCAATGAACGGACCTACTGGACTCATCTTCGCGATGCGTTCACGTTATGAGAATCAGTCTGGCGACGAAGCACTGTTCAACGAAGCTAATACAGCATTCGCTGGTCAGGATGATGGATTCAATCTTGAAGGTGGTTTCGCCGATGGCCCTGTTGGTCTTGGTACTACCTCACAGAATGGTCCTAACCCTTCAGTTCTGAACCCCGTTGGTACCGCAACCACGAACCCCTCACCATATAACGTTGGTGAAGGAATGCAGACTGGTGACGCTGAGAACCTGGGAGCAGGTACTGGCGATCAGTTCAATCAGATGGCCTTCTCGATCGAGAAAGTCACCGTAACCGCCAAGTCTAGAGCTCTGAAAGCAGAGTACAGCTTGGAACTGGCACAAGACCTTAAGGCTATTCACGGTCTTAACGCTGAAGCCGAACTGGCTAACATCCTCTCTACTGAAATCCTTGCGGAAATCAACAGAGAAGTTATCCGTACCATCTACAAAGTTGCTGAGCAAGGCGCTGTTTCTAACACCGCAACTGCTGGTATCTTCGACCTGGACGTTGACTCCAATGGTCGTTGGTCCGTTGAGAAGTTCAAAGGACTTCTGTTCCAAATCGAGAGAGACGCTAACGCGATTGCTCAAAGAACTCGTAGAGGAAAGGGCAACATGGTTCTGTGTTCCGCAGACGTTGCTTCCGCACTGACCATGGCTGGTATCCTTGATTACACCCCAGCACTGAATGCAAACCTGAATGTCGATGACACGGGTAACACATTCGCTGGTACGATCAACGGTAAGTTCCGTGTATACATCGACCCATATTCTGCTAACCTGACCTCTGCTAACGCGGCTGGTGGTAATCAGTACTACGTCGTTGGTTATAAGGGTTCTTCACCTTATGACGCTGGATTGTTCTACTGCCCATACGTTCCTCTTCAGATGGTTCGTGCAGTTGGAGAGAACACCTTCCAACCCAAAATCGGCTTCAAGACTCGTTACGGACTCGTAGCGAACCCCTTTGCCGAAGGTACAACTCAGGGTCTTGGCAGACTCCGCATCAACTCCAACCGTTACTACAGAAGAGTTGCTGTCAAAAATTTGATGTAGGCTCTAGCCTCATTGATTATCAAGACCTCCTTCGGGGGGTCTTTTTTTTATGCATACTCTTATAAATAAGTTAAGAAGCTAAAAATAATCATGGCATATATTTACCAGGCCGTTAATAAAAAGAATGGTAAATCCTATATTGGTCGCACCACTTATAAACGTTTGAGACAGAGAGAAAGCACACACTGGTGGTATGCAAATAATAAAGGATATAACCACCCTTTCCCTAATGCACTTATCAAGTATGGTAGAGATATGTTTGAGTGGAGTATATTAGAGGAGTGTAGTAAAGAAGACCAGGGTACTAGGGAGGTATATTGGATTGATAAAATTAAACCAGAGTATAACGCAACCCTTGGTGGAGACGGTGGTAGTTATGGTATCCCCTGTTCGGAAGAGAAGAAAAAAATCCTATCAAAAGCTGTGGCCAAATCAGTAATAAACCTTGATACCGAAGAAGTATTTGATAGTTTGCAGGATGCTGCAAATTTTGCGGGTGTGTCTGTCAGTATGATAAGTATGGCATGTAGTGGTAAAAGGAAGACAGCTGGTAGTTATAGATGGAAACTGATTGATAAATAGTAAAAAAGTAATTTGATCGATGTCAAATATTCTCACTAATAATATCAATCCCCGTAGTGGTAATCTGATTACTATTGGTGGGTCTAATGACAAGGTGTCCATTGCAGGTACACTCACTTATGAAGATGTAAGTAATATTGATTCCGTTGGTATTATTACTGCACAGAGTGGTCTCCAGGTAACTGGTGGTAATATGACAGTTGGTGGAACTACTGTCACGGATTCAAACTTATTAAATATCCAAGGAACTAGTGCAACTAGCAACATTGGTGTAGTTCTTAATGATACTAATACTTCTAAGATTTACGGTATCCAAAACGGAGCAAGCGCACTTAAGGTTTTCGACTATACGGCATCTGCCGAGCGCATGCAAATCGACAGCTCGGGTAGAGTTGTAATTGGAGTTGCAGGATTTAGTGACGACCGTGAACGTTTAGTAATCAAATCACCCACAGGTAACGGTACATTTTTAACAATAGAAGCACCAAGTGATACAGGTACATCACAACTATTTTTTGGAGACTCAGACTTTAACGTAGGTCGATTGATGTATGACCATAATGACGATTCAATGTCATTTTTCACGAATGACGCCGAGCGGATGAGGATTACATCTGGTGGCAATCTTGGTATAAATCATTCTACTCCACAGTTTGGAATTACGCTTGGTCAAGACGCAGGTGATATTGGAAAAATTGGTTGGGAAGACGCTGGTAATAGCAAACGTGCCTCTATTACATGTTCAACTTCTAGTGATGCACTTCAGTTTCATACCGGGACAAGTGACACTGAGCGGATGCGTATCGACAGCTCGGGCAGGGTATTAATTGGCACCACAAGTGCATCCAATTCCAGTGTTCCTGGCGTAAAAATAATAGGAGGCTCTGCAGCAACTGTAGATGTAGTTACTAACAGATCAGATAATCTCAATGTTAATCATATTTATAACACAAATGCAACGAGAAATGGTTACAGATACTATGTTTCACTAGACGGAGGTATTCGTAATTTCTCTGGCAGTAATGTTAATCTTTCTGACGAACGCGAGAAGAAAAACATTGTTGACATGGATAGCACTTGGAGCGAACTTAAGCAGTGGACATTGAGGCAATTCCATTTTAATGACCAAGACAATTCTGAAGATAAGTGTTATGGCGTCATTGCTCAGCAAATTGAAACAGTTAGCCCCCAAGTCCTATCAACTTTTGACACAAATTCGACGACTACAAGGAAGGGTGTTAAAGAGCAAAAAATGATGTGGATGGCAATTAAGGCATTGCAAGAAGCAATGGCAAAGATCGAAACCCTTGAGCAACGATTAACCGATGCGGGTCTCTGATAAATAATACATCACTGCCTTAAACCCATGGCATCTCATATTAAGAAACTCGTTTGTAACAAAGAAGTTTATTATAAAGGGAATGATCAGTGGACAGAAATGTTCACTGAAAGGAAGCAATTTAATAATGAAGGAGATGCTAATGAAGAACATCACAGATATTCTGGAGTCGTAATTAACGAATAATGACAAACTCATTCGCAGGACAAGTTACCGATAGAAACTTCTTACAAGCCACTGGATTTAGATTCTCAGTAGCAAAAGCTGATAAAGTTGGGTTTTTTGGTAACGCAATTAATGTTCCTGGATTTACACTCGGTTCTCCAAATCAACCCAGTTATCTAAAGATGATACCTAGAGTTGGTGATATCTTAGATTTTAATGATTTAAGAATCAGATTTTTGATCGATCAAAATCTTGAGAACTATATGCAAATCCAAAACTGGATGAGGGGTCTTGGGTTTCCAGATAGTCTAGACGAGATTTATAAATTTCAAAACTCTTGGGATGTACCTAAAGAAGAACGAAGTGAGATTAACTTAACTTCTGATGGGACTCTAACGATACTCAGTGCAATAAATACACCGTTGTTTGTAGTCAAATTCTTAGACATGTTTCCGACTAGTCTGTCTGACATTAACTTTGACTCAACATTGACTGATGTGGAATACTTGACAGCTGACGTTACTTTCAAGTATCTTAACTATACGATAGAACCATTTGATTGTTGTTAAATGATTGACTTGACCGGAATCCAAGAGATGTGGGAAAAGGATTCTAAAATTGATATTGATAACTTACATACAGAATCCATAAACATTCCTGTTTTGCATGCAAAATATTATGACATTTATAATAACCTCATGTTGTTGAGGAAGAAAGCAGAACAACAAAAGAAAAACATTCGTCATGAGAGATATGAATTCTACGCAGGTAAGGCAGATCCAGATGTTTATATCGAAAATCCGTTTCCCAAAAAGATCCGAGATAAAGACACTATGTCAAAGTATCTTGACGCAGATGAGAAACTCTCAGGAGTTTCGTTGAAGATAGAATATTACGATGTCATGTTGAAGTATATTGAAGAGATTTTAAAACAGATAACTAATAGAACATATCAAATTAAAAACTCAATTGACTATATGAGGTTCACATCTGGGGCAGGTTAATGGATGAGGAAGGTTATTATCATATAGAATTACCTATAGAAGGTATTCGTCTCATTCACACAGGTTTATCTCAGGCAGTTCAGAGATGGCCTGGTGGTGATGCTCAAGAACAAGAAGACCTTATCATGATGAGAGATAATTTTTATAGAATTATATTAGAACATAGATTTGACAATATGTAATAAATAATAGTAACTGAAAAGTTACATCATGTCTCATTTGACAATTGAGAAGGTAAACGAAGTATATCTAAAAATAACAACCGAACCACATGTAGAGTATGAACTCAGAGACCGCTTTACCTTTGAAGTGGAATCAAAAAAGTTCATGCCACAGTATAGGAGTAGGCATTGGAACGGTGAGATACATCTTTATAATATGAAGACGAAGAGGATCTATGTAGGTCTTCTAGATAAAATTATTGCATTTTGTGAGACTTCAGGTTACACATATAAGTTTGAGAATAATAAATTTTACGGACCACCATTCGAAGTTAATGACTTTGTGTCGTTAGGTGGTGTCAAGGACTATATGAAGTCCATTACTCATTTTGAACCGAGAGACTATCAGATAGAAGCAGTTTATGATGCGTTAAGATATAATCGTAAGTTGCTAATATCACCTACAGCATCTGGTAAGTCATTTATGATTTACACTATTGTCAGGTACCATGTAGCAAAAGGTAATAAAATTCTATTGGTTGTTCCCACTACATCTCTTGTAGAGCAGATGTATAAAGATTTCAAGGACTATGGTTGGGATCCAGAGAACCACTGTCACCGTATCTACGCAGGGCGTGAGAGGGTCAATACAAATGAAGTAACTATTACCACCTGGCAGTCTGTTTATCAATTGGATAGAAAGTTCTTTGAGGACTATGATGTCATCATTGGTGATGAAGCACACTTGTTTAAGTCTAAGTCTCTTGTAGGGATTATGGATAAGTTACATCATGCAAAGTATAGATATGGATTCACAGGAACATTAGACGGGACACAGACCCATAAGTGGGTGTTAGAGGGACTGTTTGGACCGTCATATAAAGTTACTGGAACAAAAAAACTGATTGATGAAGGTCATCTTGCGACACTTGATATTCAATGTCTCGTATTAAAGTATAGACCCAAAAAGTTTGATACCTATGAGGATGAGATTCAGCATCTCATCTCTCACGAGATGAGAAATAAATTTATTACAAATCTTTCTTGTGATATGAAAGGTAATACTCTCGTATTATTCAGTCGTGTTGAGTCTCATGGTGCAATTTTATATGAGATGATAAATAATAAGGTAAGTGAAGGAAGAAGAGTATTCTTTATTCACGGTGGTGTTGGTGCAGAAGATAGGGAACAAGTCAGACTCATTACTGAATCACAAAAAGACGCTATCATTGTTGCATCATACGGAACATTCAGTACCGGTATTAATATTAAAAATCTACACAATGTAATATTTGCCTCTCCATCAAAATCTCGTATTCGGAACTTGCAGAGTATTGGTAGAGTCCTACGTAAAGGCAAAGATAAAGTGAGTGCCAAACTTTATGATATTGCAGATGACTTTACAATTAATTCAAGAAAAAACTATACACTGAATCATTTTATTGAACGTATCAAAATTTATGTTTCTGAACAGTTCAACTACGATATTTTAACTATTGACATAAAAGACTAAACAAGGAGAGCATATGATAGAAGATGACTTTTTCGCCACCATAAAACTTAAATGTGGTGACGAAATATTTGCTAAGGTAGCAGCATCTGATGAGGATGATAGAACTATGTTACTGGTATCAAATCCCATTATGATAGAACCTGTAAAGAGCAGAGGTTCTGTTACTGGGTATAAATTTGAACCATGGTTAAAGACTTCTCATGAAGATCTGTTTGTAATTAATCTAGATGATGTTCTTACAATGTCTGAATCTGAAAATCTAGAAATGATTATGAACTATCAAGAGTACATAAGAAAGTCTACTAAAGGTAACTTTCAGAAGTTAGATAGAAAGATGGGTTACATCTCTAATGTTCATGATGCAAAAGAAGTTTTAGAGAAACTTTATAATCTCTAAGAACCTATAACTTATCTATCAACC